CATCTTCGCAGCATTTACAGGTTGAATGTTTGCCATTGGTTTGACTGTATCGTATCCAGCACCATATGCCATCTCAGACGCAACTTCCTCTTTGACCTTCTCAATGAACTTACTCTTGTTCTTTTTCTCTTCCCGTTTCACCCGACGAGCTTCAAGACGAGCGCGGTGTTCACGATATGCCTTGGTGCGAGCGTCCATCATGGAACGATCAAGTAGAGTCTTCTTCTTTTTCTTAACCGCATCAGGTGGCATTGCAATATCGCCGCTACTTGCATTGTTCGTAGGAACGTCCTCTTCTAATCCACTATACGGGGATACTTCTGACCAGCGTTTCATTTTATGTCCTCCAAACTAATGTAAATCTTTTCTTGTGTCTTAACATGAACAATAGGAAATATCTCAACACCAAGAACTGTATCAATCGGTGCTTCGTCATCAAATGCAACGACCTTATCACCAGACTTTGCTTGTAGTTCTTCTTCTTCAGTATTTAGGATATCATTGACTAGAGTGTACTCACCCTTGGGTAGCACTTCTCCAAAACCAATGACTTCTTCGGAAATTGTGTTGTCTATCTCGTAACCCTCTTCCTTGAGATACTTCATGAACTCCTTCTCGAAAATATCAGGGTCTTCAACGTGTTCTTTGAATGTATCTTTCAGTAGGAACAGGGCTGCAGCATAGGTTCCCAACTTAGTCCTAAGTCCGGGCACCTTGCCAAAAATCTTTTTGATGTTGAATACGAGTTTGTGAAGAACAGTGTATGCGTTCTTCTTCTCAGCAGTATTGAGGTCAGTGGGTCGAACACCTCTTGATACTGTCTGTTCTGTCTTACGTTTACCATCTTTGTCGATGATACCAAGCTTATACGCTTCAGTCTTCTCAAACGGAGTGACTAACAGTTTTATAAATCTGTATGTAACGAATAAGTCTATCGCTCTTCCCATTAGATTTTCCTTAATACATCGAAAACATGATCATCTTGATCAATTGTTTTTAGTTCATCATCTCTAATCATATTTAGGAAAAGTAGGAAAGATTTTAACGCGGCAAGATGTTCTTGGTGTGTCTTATAAAGTAAAAGTGTAACACATGCCTCATTTCCAAACAAGTTCCTAAGAATAATGATATGGTTCAGAAGCAGTCGTTCTTTTAATACTCCACTCACTTTATACTTCTTTAGAAGACGTTTGATATACTTAAACCTCTTCATATCATCGTGAAACTCTTTTTCTCCTTCGCAATGAGGGTTTTCATAATGTTTTATCGCATACATCATGAAATTATTAGAGCTTATAGTTTCGTACATACTATTTAATAGAAGCAGTCAACCTACACGAATTATCCTCTTGCATTTTATATCCTAGCACCAATTTAAGACCACCCTCTATCTGATGCGAGATACCGTCATCCTCTGCAAACTCATCATATGGGGTATCCAAACCTTTACCAAAACGACCACCAAAACTGGTCAAGGGCAATTCGAAGGAACCACTTTCACCTTCCATCATTGGGACTTCATCAAAGGTCAGTCCAATCTTACTCAGAGAATTTCTCATCTTACTAATGACCATCTCAGGAAGCATTGTTCCATCCATCGTAGCCCGTGTTACTGTACCTACAAAAGTATTAAGTGCCTTCACAACTTTAGGATCAGAATAGTCACCTGTCGGAACGTCCTGATGCATCGCATTCATGGTTGTGTTAAATGTTGCTTCATCTAATACGAAATTTTTAAATGTTTTCATTTTTCTTCGTCCTTCGGTTCTACGTCACAAGGATAGTAATCTCTAATTTGTTCTTCAAGGAATTTAGGGTCTTCTTTTTTCTTAGTAAAAACTTTGGTAACAGGCTCAACTGCCTTGCCCCAATTTACTTCTGATAAAACTTCAACCATTAAATTCTCCAATGTATAAAATGGTGGGGGGGACAAGCCCCCCACACCAAGCAAGCGTAGAAAATACTACGAAAGCTGCGGTCCTGTACCCAGATCGCCCGTGGCACCTGTGCCGTGACCGATAACGGCCCAACCGTCTGTACCTGTCCACTGAAGCATAATCGCTTCACCAACAGCGTTAAACGTGGCAGTCGCAACCGCACCGATTGTCGTAACAAGGTCAACGTCAACCGTGTTCGTTACGTTCTTAGCAACGATTGTGTGAATCTGACCAACGATTGTGGCGTTAGCAAGAGTCATCGCAGCAGCAGCGTTTGTACCGTCAAGGATGTGAATACCCTTGGTCAGTGTCAAAGCACCGTTGGCTGTCTTTGTTTCCGCTGTGTTCGTCGCAAGAGGAACAGGAATGTAGTTGAATACGTTCGCTACGGAAATCTTCTTATTGATCGGTGTACCCGTTGGGTCATCGATAACGTGAAACAGGTCAGCACTTGCAATATCACTGCTAAGGTCTGTGAGAGCTGTAATTTTCTTATCTGCCATAATGGCTTCTCCTTATATTAACCCACGGAATTGTGGGAATGCTATTGTAGATATTAATCAGTACCGCCGGGTTTCAAATCCTCTTCGGTAAAACTATTCTCTACATCACCCTCCTCATCGGGAGTATCATCATTAAAGTCTTTTGCAAAGGCGTCACACTGTTGAAATGCACCCATAAGTGCCTGCAACAATGATTGGTCCTCTGCGAATTTCTTCTGCGCTTCTCCCATACGGGCACGAACCGCTTCAATGTCTTTCGCAATAACTTGTTTGCGTTCATTAATCTTATCAAGATCGATCATAATTTCTCCTTTTCATATTATGACATAGTATAGTTATTTATACAACTTATGCTGCAGCAACTGTAATTCCATTAAGAACCAAAGCACTACCGCTGCTTGACCCTGCCTGTGTATACAGAGCAAGACCAGATGTAAAGTCTTCCAAGTCAAGGAAAGAGTCTGCATTGGTAGAACTACCATCTGTACCGTTAAGTACGATAGCATCTTCACCATCATCACTACCCTCTGTACCCTGTTCAAGAAGAATGCTTCCACCCAACTCTTCACCAGTTCTCGCAATTCCAGTAACATCAACAGCACTACCAGCCGCAACAAACTCTGGACCAGCAACTTGGAAATCAATACTCTCTGCATTAACTTCTTCACCGCCGTTTGTCATTGCAAGTAGAATGACATTATTTGCAACTGTGATCGCTTCACTAAGTGTAACACTTGTTTGTGATGCAACAGCAGTAATCGTCAGAGAGTTATCTGTCGAAAGTCCTGAGTTTCCATCAGCATCAGTGATCGCAGCAGTACTAGTGTCTTGAACTGTAACAACCTGTCCTACAGCAAGCGTACCCGTGACTGTATCAACAACCAAAGTTGCTGAACCGGATAATGCACCATTAACTGTGGCAACTGCACCAGCTGTACCATTCATGATGATACGGTCACCAAGTGTAGGAGACGCAGCGGTTCCTGACTCTTGACGAATACCAAGTGCAGAACGACCATCTTCTTCATCCATTGTTGCAGTACCATCGAAGACAATTCCTATAGCACTACTGAAACCAATGTAACCAGCCGCAGCATTTGTAGTTACTCGACCACGGAAGACCAATTGGTTGGTTCCCGAACCAGAGAAGTACTGTGCAGCAATTGTACTGTCAGCCACCATGTCCGTGATACCCAAGCGAGCCAACAGGATATATGCCTTGTTGGTAACTGTCTGGTTGTCAGACCAAGCAGCAGATGTAACATCAACCGCCTCATCAAAGGTAATCGTAATATCGAATAGTCCAGCATCACCAACTGTTGCATCCGTCCAATCAATACTGATAACAGAAGCGTTACCCATTGCCTCAGCAATATTTCTAACGCAAACCAGAACTTCTGGTGTTGCATCAGTGTTGTCATTACCTGACGCAGCAAGGCCGGGGGACAAACCCCAACCACCCTTAACCGCGATAAGGTGTTCTCTTGCGCCTGTCGAACCAGCAGCATTACTGTCTACTGGTAGGAACTTTGGTTTGTCGTCATCGGCGGTAGTTGTTCCCCATAAACCCATTGTTATCTCCTTTTATTCTTGCAAGAATATATTATTGTTTCTATTTAGGTTATTTATAACCTAGACGTTTCAATTCAGCGAGGGTTTTACCAACTTCTGTGTGATGTACACCAATTCCACCTTTTGCTTCCCATTCTATGATATTCTTCTTATAATCATCGATTAATACGTTTGGTTTCCCATTCGTAGTAGCATATTTCTGTTTATCTGCCCTCTTCACAAGATTGATGTTACGAGGTTTAATTCTAGTATTCTTCTTCAACCATTTTTTCTTACCCGGCCGTGAATTGTCATCACGGTCAGAATAAGCAGAAAGGATATGCGTGTCATACTTCTGAATAAACGAATATAACCGTTTTGCACCCGGCATCCAATCTAAATTTGCCCAGAAATCTTTCGTGTTCCTGATCTTAATCCAGCGGTCGTCCTTACCAAACTTAGCAAAGGGCATACCAATAACTTCTTCAGCACGGCCGATGAAGTTACATAGAACCTGATCCATATCACAATAGATTTCTGGGAGATCATCTTTAGACGCCTCCATCATCTCTAACAAGTCTTTCATTTTATCCATCAATTTTAGGCTGAATTTCTA